TCAGCCACCAAGCGCTGCCAGCCTCGCCTCTAGCGCATCCTGGCGCGCCGATTGCCCGCGCAATACGAACCATGCCAGTTCGGACGGGCGCAGGCTGTACCGGTCGCCTGCCGGCCTGTACTCCTGCACAAGCTCACGGCCCGCTTCTCTCGTAACGCTTCCATCTTCGTCTCGCTCTTCCGACCATTCATGCCACTTCTCAGGAAGCTCTTCCCACTCGTCATAGCAGACAAACCCGTAGGCGAACGGGTCAAGGCCGTGTGATTCCATGACGGCAATCACCGACTGGACGCCGGGACTGACGTGCAGGCGCGCTGCATCACCCTTCTCGGCCACGGCTGACAGGAACTTGTAGACGCATGGCAGGCGCGATAGCTCTACAGCACAATCAATCTCCTTCTGAGTCATGTCCCGGAGTGGGGCTTTCTCGCGCTCGTCGGAGGTGTTGATTGCTCCGGTAGCCGCATAAACAACAGACCATCGCTGGCCCGGCTTGCCACATGACATTTGGTTGTCTGTGCTGGACGCGCAGGAAGACGGCTCAATGTCGAAATAGCGAAGCGGGGTTGAGGAGTTGGCCGATGCTCCCATCCGAAGTAGGTTGGTGCCGAACTGGAAATCGACGCGGCTCGTTCCGCCAGAAAATCCGACAAACCCAGGGGTTCCACCCGGAGAGGTGGCGATGAGGCTTGACCCGGCTGGAGCTGTGTTTGGCTCAACCCACGTAGTCATCGTGCCAGCGCCGAACGTCTTGTTGCCGGTCATTGTCTCGGCGCCAGCCAAGTGGACGACAGCGGAATCATCCGCCTTGCTGGATGGCGCGATGCCTGACCAGCTTTGCAGGTTGGCAGACAGGGTATAGGTCAACGTGCCGCTGCCGGTGACCGGGCCACCGCTTGGCGTCAGGCCAGTGGATGCGCCGAGATTGACACTGGTGACGGTGCCGGTGCCAGCCATCACCGCCGACCACGCACCATCCTTCCGGCCATAGGTAGTGCCGTCGCTGGGCGCATCGCTGATGTAGTCGGCGTCATTGGATAGATCCGACACGTTGTCGCCCGGCTGGAGAGCCGTGGGAACCAACGCCGCCTCTGCCGCCTTCAGGTGGACATAATTTCCCGGCTCGCCGCCTTGCAGGTTGCCCAGCTCATTGTGGTCGATGGTGGACGGGTCAATGGCTGTCAGCAGCAGGATATTGACATCGGTCCAGTCGGTCAGCGGGTTCGGCCCTGCATCAAGCAGGGCGACCGGAATGGATGATGCATCATCGCCGACCGGGGTTGATGTGCCGGTGACAAGGAACCTGCCCCATGCGTCATCGTCAACCTGCGACTGCCCGTAGAGAATCGAATTCTCGGTGAGCAGCTTCAGGATGCCGCGATGGTCTTGGCCAGTGCGGTCAACGCGGTTGAAGATGAACTCGGTTGCCAGTGCCGGCGCGGTTTCCGCGTTCGCCGAGAATTGGCCCCATGTCGGCGCGGCCACGCCCGGCGCCCACTGATAGGTGGCGAAGGTGCCGATTCCGCTGCCGGTCTGCAGGTTCCAGCCGCGCTCTCCATTGCCGTTGGTGCCGTAGTAATAGCCCGGGGGCGGCAACGCAACGTCGTTGTCGAGGATGATGGATACCATCCCGTCAGCCGGCGTGCCGAATACGCGCACGCTGTTGGGGCCGACGATGGTGAATGGCGGTATCTGGCTCTCTTCCAGCGCGGTCAGCCGGGCCTCAATCTCGGCCAGCTCGGCGCTATCGCCCTGGGCCCGGCGCACGAAAGAGAGCAGCTCGCGAAAGAAGTCGTACCACTCCTTCGTGGTCGCGCCGCGGCCATCAGCGATTGAGGATTGGACCCGCGGCAGAATGGGGTTGACCATCAGGCGACCTCGCGAGTGCCTTTGGCCTCGTAGGTAAACGGCACCGGGCTGGTGATGTTCCAGCCGGAGAAGTCGCTGTTCTCGTCGGTCGAGAATCGGACGGTAAAGCCGGTTGGAGACGATGCCGTGAGCGTCAGGCTCGGGACGGTGCCAAGCGCCGTCACGCCGTTGTGGGTCTGCGTGATGTTGATGTGCCACAAGGCGTCGAACGGCACCGGGAAGGTCACCGACACCTGCGTATTCTCCGAGCCACTGGCCGGCGCCGAGCCGGAGCCGCACTGCACGAAATATTTGGTTTCGTCATCGGTCACGCCGGCCAGGAACGTCTTGGCCGTGCCATCGACCACGATGTCGGGATCCACGGGCGGCTCGGGCTCGGGCAAGTCGGTCAGCACGTAGCCGGCGCCGTCGGTCACCGGCACCTGGCCGGTTGAGCCGGTGGCATCCGGCATCTGGCGCACGTCCTCCCACAGCAGGTTCACGCCGTCATTGGTCAGAAACTTGCCCGTCTCTCCGGACAGTGCCGGAATGGTCAGCGCGGTGTCGCCGCCGGGGATGACATCACGCGTCCAGATGGTCGCGCCCAATGCATCCTTCAGCACCACGGTGTAATTGCCATTGAGGAAGATATTGGTGTTGGCGCGGCCAGCGCTGTCCAGGACCACCGGGTTGCTATTCGGGATGGCCAGCCCATCGTCTGACCACGTCGTGCGCAGATCCGTGGTGCCAAGGTCGTAGAAGGTCAGCGAGCCGCCGGATACCGGCTCAATGCCGAGCAGGTCGGGGAATACGGGCGCGGGGTTGTAGAACCGATAGGCGGGCATGATGGCTCCAAAGAAAAAGCCCCGGATGGCCGGGGCTGTGTGTGGTAGATTTCGCGAATGAAGGGATTTCTGATTTCGCAGCTGATGTGGCCGCTGGGGTGCCTGGTGTTCCTGTCAGGCCCGTACCTGCTCACGCGCCTGATTTGGCGCTACATGCCCGACTGCTGGCTCAAGCGGCTGCTGTTCACCGCCTGGTATGAGACGCCGGCCGAACCCTGGTTCAGGGATAAAGCCGGTCGAACTCAGCAGCTGGAACCGACTGACCGCCGGTGATGTCGATTTCCAGCGGGCGGTCGTTCCCGTAGGAAGCCGCGCCGGGCAGCGCCATGCGGTTGGCAATCTTGGCTGCAGCCTTGGCGCTGATGCCGGGGTTCTTCCGCATCAACAGCTTCGCCAGCGCCGTGCTGTCCAGCGCACGCGACACTGGGGCTGCCACGGCTGCGCCGGCCGCATAGCCTGGCCAGTTGACCGGATTGAACACGCCACCTGCCAGCATGTTCTCGGCGGTTCCCGATGACGGTGGTGCCTTCATGCGCTGGCCAATCTTCGCCAGTTCGCCCAGTTCGCCGCGGGTGCCAGAGGCCATTGCCTCCTTTGCCCCCTTGCTGTTGGAGACCGCGCCCATCAGCGACGGCGGGCTGATGTCGCCGTCCGATGCTTTTGCCACCAGCGGCGCCAGCGTCTTGCGGTTGCCATACTCCTTCCGCAGCTGCGCCCAGGCGGCGGCATCTTCCGGGCTGATTGACTTGTCCATCGCACGGCGCACCGCGGTCTGTACGTTGCCGAGGAAATGCGAGGTTGGGCCGCCACTCTTGATGATTTGGCCCAGCTCCGAGTCGAACGCCTGGTATGCCCTGCCCGGTATGGTCACGCCATTGGGGCCGGTGACCGCCTGCGCGTACAGCCTGTCGATGGCGCTGTTGACATCGGCTGACACCTGCTGGCTGATGCTGGAGGAATCAGCGATGTTCTGCAGGCTCCGCACGAGTTGCTCGTCGACCTTCAGGTCGTTGCGACCGGTCAGATCATCGAACAGCCGAGACTGACGCGCCTTGGCCATACTGTAGACATTCGAGTCAACCCGGGCGGCATCCTCGCCAATGGTCGAGGCCAGCTGCTTGTTGAAGGAGGCCACCTGGTCAGCGTATCGCCCCTGCGCACCGGTAAACGGCATATTCCGCAGCATCGACTGCATGCGCTTGATGAAGGTCGAGTCCGACAGCTGCGCCGGCGTGAGGTCGATGCCCCTGGCGCGAGCGGCCTCGTAGACCGATCGGGCTTCCGGGCTGATGGAGGTGCCGGCCCGCGATGCCAGGGCGCCCAGGCCTTTGCCAAGACGCTCGCCCGCGGCACCAGCGCCAGCACCCAAGCCAACGTTGGTCAGCCGATTCTCACCCGTGGCCACCGGCTGCAGGCCGCCCATTACGGCGCCCTGGGCGGCATTGCCCAGCAGAGTGGTCGGCAGGAACGCCGCACGCGCTGCAGGCAAGCTGCGAAGTCCCGCCGCCGGCAGCAGCATTGTCGACAGGTAGCCGCCAACGTTGCCGGCCACGCCCGCCCCGGTGCCCATCAAGGGCTGCGACAGCCGGCGGTCCTCATCGATGGTGGCCTGCTGGTCAGCCAGCGAATTGCGCAGGTACTCGCCCGCGCTGCCGCCGTTCTCGCCGAAGATGACCGGGTTCGATTCCACCGCATAGCGCGCCGCGTCGGTGCCGGCTTGCTTGATGCCGCGACCGGTGTCGGCGAACGCCTTGCCCATGCCGGCCAGGAACTTGTCGACACCGGACATGCCATCGGTCGGGTTGCTCGGCGCGGGCGCCTCTACGGGGCGCTGCTGCGGCTGTTGCGGCGCGGGCAGGTCGGCCGGGGCCTGGTAATTCTGCTGCGCGTAGGCCAGCACCTGCTCCTGCGTGGCGTCATCTGGCGCGGTGACCTCGTAGCTGTTGCCGTCCGGCCCGGTGATTCGGTACTTCGCCATTATTCGACCCTCTGGATTGACCAGCCGCCGGGTGCGGCGCCCGCCGCCGGCTGGCTGCGGCCGAGCGACTCCGACAGATCCTTGATGAAGGCTCGCAGTTGCTGCAGGTTTCGCAGATTGACCGCGGGGTCATTGGCCAGACTTGGGTATTTGAGGTTGGCGATTTTCTGCTCCAGGTCGGACTGAGAGCCAACGCCGGGCACACGGGTCAGGGCCAGCATGTCGTTCTGGATGGACCCGATGGCGGCGTCCAACTCCTGCCCTTCCGGGGTGAAGCGCTTGTAATACTGGTCGATCGGGCCGGTGTCGCCAATCACGCCCTGATCCAGCTTCTGCAGCGCCATGTCGATGCGATTCAAGCCGCGCTCTACATTCAGGAGTTGTGGCGCTTTCGTGCGTGCCGCGGCGTTACGCTCGGCCTCCGACTTAGCCTGCTCCTGCCCCGCGGTTTGCGCGATCGCTGCATTCGCCTGAATTGCCTGAACCTGCGGCAGGTACTTCAGCTTCGCCGCCTCTTGCGCTGCCGTGGTCAGTGCCGCCTGCTCTTCGGGGGAGCGACCGGTTGCAAGGCCGGTCGCCGCCGCGCCGAAGTCAACCGATGACCCGCTCGGCGCTGCATTGAACGCCGCCGGATTATCGCGAATCTGTGCCTGCAATTCCGCAGGCAGCAAGGGATCAATCGCGATCGGCATGCCATCAGGGCCGGTGAAGGTTGGATTCCCAAGCGATGACGGGCGGCCCCCGCCAAGGTTTCCGGCTCCGCCCAACGGAGTCCATCCTGCGGAATCGCTGAACACCTCGACCATGCCGGTGCGGGGGTCGCGCCGTGCCGGCCGCTCCCGCCCATCGGCGCCACGAATCATCTCGAACGAGAATCCGCCGGTCGCTGCCCTACCCTCCTGCCCCAGCGCGATTCGTGCGGCCTGCTGATACTCGGGCGTTCCGGGTTTGAGGCCAGCAGCTTCGGCCGTCAACTGGAATTGCTGGAATCCTGCCGGGACGCCATTCGCAGTCTTCACCCCATCAGTCATGGCCAGAATCTGCTCGGCCACGGGCATGACCTGAGCAGCGTCGAACTCGTCCGGCACATCGCCACCCCATGATTGCGCCTTCAGCAACGGGAGCGCGCTGCGGTAGAGAGCGGCCTGCAGCTGCGGATTGTTGCTGGACTGCTTGAGCGACTTGGCGAGTCCGCGAAGCTGGCCGCGCAGGCGGTCGCCCTGCCCCTGGTATGCGCTGGCCGCCTTGGGATCCAGCGCGAAGGCGCGGTTGCTGGCGTTTACGTCACCGCCGATGGCCAGCGGGGCAAGGCCCTGCAATTCTGCATTACGGGCTGCCTGTTCGCGCTCCTGGCGCTGGCGGGTGCCGAAGGCATAACCCTCCTGCATCGCTTCGGCGAAGTTGTTTGCCATGTCGGTTCCTCAGTAGCTGTAGGGGATTTGTTCGCGGACGACCGGGCCGATGCTGCCTTGTCCGCCCCATCCGTTGTTTCCGAAGTACTGGCCGGCAGCCGTGCCGACGCCATTCAATGCATTTCCCCATGCGTTGGCCTTGTCGCCATACGCTGAGGCGCGGGCGTTGCCAATGCCGACAAGCTGGTTTCCAACCTGTCCGGCCGTGTTCTGGCCGAGGCTGTTCAACTGGCTATTTGCCTGACCGCCGATGCCGGCAAGCCGGAACAGGTTGTTCTGGAAGTTCCCGAACGCCTGCGACCCCAAGTTGGATGCAAAGCGCATCCGGTCCGCATCCGCGCCGCCGGAGTAGAGGCCGCCACGAGCGGCAGCGCCACGGTCAAGCGCTTGGATCCCTTCGTCTCGGGCTACCAGGTAGTCGGGCGTCTGGTAGAACTGGCTGAAATCGGCCACACCAGTGCCGGGCGTACTCGCGCCGCCCACTCCACCAGGGGAGCCGCCCGCAATCGAGTACGTCACTGGCGTAGTGCCGCCCTGATCGCCCTTGCTGAACAACCCGAGGGCGTCATAGCTGGTGCCGCCGAATTGACCAGCAAGGTTGGCGGGATCGGTAATCTTGTCGAAGAAGCTGCGCTTCTTCTTGGCCGTGGGTTCGCCCCCGCTCATCGTGATGCCGCTCGCGCCGGTCGTTTCGCCTTGATACGTTGGCAGGCCATACATGCCGGCCAGCATGTTCAGAGCGCCAACGCCAGTCTGTTGGTACGGAAGCGTGTCGGCACGAGACTGGTTGTACATCGCCAACTGTGCGTTGATGGCGTTCTGGCCGCCCGCGGCGCTGGCGTTGGCCGCGCTGTCTGCCGCGTCTGATTGCATTTTGCCGCCGATAAGTGAACCGGCTGCACCGATGATGGCGCCTGCTGCTGGCATGTTCAGTTCTCCAATATGGAATAGTCGTCGTGCATCACCGCCCAGCGGTAAGCCGCACGAACCCCTTTGTCTTTCTGGCCCAGAAGAGCGCATTGACCGCGCACCCATTGCGGGCTTTCCTGCATGTGCATCCAGTCGTCAAGATTCAGCGAGTAGTGCCTGATGTCGTGCGCCACACCACGTCGAATGAAAGCCGCCGGCCTGATGCGGTCCTTCCGGAACCCGACCTTCTCGGTCAACCGCCAGGCCGGAATGTTGTCCTCGGGCACCTTGGTCACGATTCGCGTGCAGTCGGTGCCACAGAACAGGTAATGCGCCGCGGCCTTGGCGCAAGCCAGCGCATCGCGTGTTCCAGGCAAGAACAGCGTGTGGACCTCGTACACTCCGTCGCCGAGGCGGTGGAAGAAGAATCCGCCAGTGGCGAACTCAATTCCGATGCCGTCATCAAAGATGGCCGACAGCGGCAGTGGCCCATCCTGGCCATCTTGCGAGATCCACGGCTTCACTTTCGGATGGTCGATAACGCCTTGCAGGAATTCCGGGCCTTCAGCAACCCTCATCCTGGAGTTACCTGTATATTCACCACCCCACCCAACAAATCCCGCTTGATGGGGCTGGACACGCGGATGCGGTAGATGCGATTGCGGAAGCGGCCCAAGCGCCAGAATCGAACGCGCTTGCCGTATTCGCCCAGCTCGCCGAGCGAACGTTCGCGCCAGTTCGACCAGTTGCGGCCGCCGTCATCTGAGTAGGAGATTTGGACTTTGCGGTCACTCATTTGACACCGTCAATCCGTACACTCGCCCGGTCAGTGATGATGTTATTTCGGTCCAGTCGATACCGTCGTCAGATACGTAGACATGACCCCCGACAGTCGGCCCCGCGCTCTGATATGAGCAAAGCGTATAACTTGCGCCGGTCCATTCCATTGCCGTTACCTCGCCGTCAGCCGTAAATGTCTGAGTCCATGACCCGCCATTGTTGGTGGAGACCAGTACTTCGCCAGTAGCGCCGCCCACTACCCATACTTCATTGCCGCCAGGGAACCCGGCAGCGACGGCGGACCCGCGCAGAGATGCCCCAACCTTGACGATTGAGTTCGATACGGCCACGCCATCAACCGTAACGGCGCAATAAATATCTTGGCCTGAGATTCTTGAGCCAACAAGAATTGCTCGATTTCCACTTGATGCGATAGCGCCGCCGCTGGTGAGATATACCCCGTGAGCGCCGCCAGCGACCAAATCCGTAGCCATTTCATCATCGGAGTAACTGAACCCACTGGATGCCGTTGTTCCTGCCGTAATTAGCCTCTCGCCAACATAGGTCAGGTATTGAACCCGGACGATTTCTGATTTAAGCGAGAAGGTTGACCCGTTGTCAGTACTCCTGTTTGCTCCATTGGAGCTTCCCCGGCCAATCAGAACAACGTCACTGCCAGCCTTCCTTGCTGCGCCTCTGGCGCCCCCTGAGCCGCCAAGCGCCCCAGTAGAGGTAAGCCAGTCCGCGCCTGAATTGTCCGAATATCTGGCAGTCGTTGCGTTGTAAGCAATCACTCTTCCTGCATCTGCTGCAATTATCCCAGACGCAGCCAGTTCTGGATTCAGTAGCGGCCTATTCCAGTCGTCCGAATCAATTACCCGGATGACTCGATAATCCGAGCCTCCAATTCCGCCTAGTGCATACGAAATGAGGGAGACGTTAAACGTGTCGTTCAACTCGTCTCGCAACCCAGCAGTATCCAAAACGCGGAGAACCAATGTGATCTGGCCTGGCTCTATTGGCGTTCCGCTAATAGTGGCGGTAACTTCATCCCATTCAAGTCCAAACAGCGAAAGGTCGCTAGACCCCTCAACAAGAATCGTTTTCAGGATTGGGTAAGTCCCGGGCGTTGTGGTGTAGCTGTACAAATATGCGTCGCCAGCGGCCCCGCCCGGTGCGTGGCCAACTATGGAGGGCGGCTCTGGCTGTACAGGAAATACTCCATCCGCTTCATCACTGGCCAATCCACCAGTGTCGAAAACCAGCTCCATGTAAGGCGCCACGATGGCGTTCTGATTTGCGTGAAATACACCCGTGACACGCTCGGAGACCAACGGTTCGACTTCTTCGAAATGCCAGTCCCAATCCAGAACAAAGAGCTTCCCGGAGTAGGCGTCGCCGGCAATCCACTGACCGTTCCAGTAGGTCAGCGTGTTGATGCGCCAGCGGCCGGCAAGCTCGGTCGGGCCGGTGTAGGTGGATCGCCGATGCCAGATGCCCTGGGCCACGTCATAGCCCCAGGTCTTGCCGCTTGGGAAGGTCAAGTAGTAGACCTTGTGGCCTTCGTCCTCCCACACCATCGCGAAGGCATCGGCCCAGCTTTCCTCGGCGATGGCGCGTTCGATGGCCCGGGTCGACACCGGAACAGCGCGGTAGCCGTCCATGCGGTACACGACGCCATCGTTGCCCAGCCACATCGGCGCATTGTCCAGCATGGCAATTGTGAACCGGCCAGCGCAGCCGCGCTCGACGACGATGCGCTTGGACTGGAATGTCCCAGTGGCAGCGCCGGTGTTGGCGAAGAACTCCGTGGTGGTCTGGTTGAACACGACCACTTCGAACTGGCTGACGATGAGGCCGACAATCTTGTCGGGGGATGCCTCGGACTCGTAGCGATCCAGCGAGTTGTAATCGAAGGCGTTGGCCAGGTTCGAATGGAACCAGAACCGGCCGAACGGCTCGACCTGCGCCAGATAGGAATCGATGTAGGCCACCGAGCCAGCGCCCGGGTAGGCCTCATCGGTGATTTTGGCCAGTACCGTCGAGCTGGTGTTGTAGACGTAGCCGGCTGAGCCATTGGCAATGAGAAGCTCATTGCCCAGGCCACGCTGGTTGTAGGCCATCGACACCCGGCCAACGCCAGGAATGGCGCCGCGGGGGATGCCGACACCGGTGTTGCTGACCTGGTAGAGCTGGTTGCCGGAGACGACGAACAGCTTGCCTTCGACGTTGATTGAGCCGCGAATCGGGCCATCGCCGATGATTTGATAGGGCTTCAGCCCGGGCGGCGTGCGAAGCCGGTTCACTGTCCGAGTGCCGGGCACCTCGGACATTACCGGCAGGTAATTCACCGTGTCCTGCGAGGACCACGGCAGGCTGTCGTCGGTGTAGAAGCCGCCAATCAGGTCGACAGGGGTGTACTTCATCATTGGAAGAATCCATCCCGCCATGAGCCAAAGCGAGATCCGACACCTGCCGGCAAGTCGGGGAATTCGGTGCGGGCAAACGTGTTGGCGGTAATCTGTGCGCTCAGGGTGGCCAGGCCGTCATTGGCCTGCTGCACGATGTCGGCAGACAGCTCGGTGCCGTAGCGCGGGCGCAGGCGCAGGGCCAGGTTGTAGGCGATGGCCTCTTCGGCCTCGGGGGGTGCGGGCAGCTCTTCGCCCGGGCCGCTGACATCCTGCCAGCCCAGCGTCATGCCCTGAACCTCCCAGGCGCGGCACATCAGGTTCAGTGCGCGAATGGCGGTGGCTTCGTCCTCGGCTTCAGGCGCCTCGTTGGGATCAACGACACCGAGAATCTGCAGGGCGTCGCGCACGATGTCGGCGACGGCGGTCATTTAAGCGCCCTTCTTGGTCGGCGCGGGCTTCTTCGTAGTCAGCTTGTTGCCTTCGCCGGCACGCACGAAACCGTCCTTGCCGGCCTCTTTCTCGGCATCGGCATCGGCCACGATTTTGTAAGCGGCCGCGGTGTCGCCGCCCAGATAGAGCATGCGGGGGTAATCGTTCATCGGAATCTCCAAAGACGGCCCCCGAAGGGGCCGCCGTTGCCTGGGTGGGTGTTGCGGGCGGGGTTACTCGGTGATGCGCGTCGCGTGGTCCGGACGCACAGCCGCTTCGCCGTACAGCACATCGACGCGGGTGTGTTCCTGGTCGGCCAAGCCGTCACCGAAGGTCATCACGCGCACGCTGATGCCGTTGATGGTCGCGGTGTAGCCTTCGCACGACGCCAGCACCGGCAGCGGAGCAAACGCCGCGGCGAACGCGTTCTTGTGGAACGCCAGGCCCTGGACTGCCGAGTCGCTGGCATCGCCAAACACGGTGATGGCCGCGCCCGCAGCCGGGCCTGCCGAGACGGTGCCCACGACGGTCGAGGTGGTCGGGATGATGGCCGGGTAGATGGACACGTTGCCCGCGCCGCCCACGTAGTCAGCCGTGACCACGAAGTAGCGCGGCTTGCCGTTGTTGACGCCGGTCACCGGATTGACGGCATTGACGCCGGCAATGGTGAAGACGGTGCCCTTGGGCAGTACACCGGTGCCGGTATTGACCGCCAGTACCGAACCCGTCTGGCCCGCCCCATTGACCAAGTAGCCCGCGCCGCCGCCGTTGACCTGCAATGGAAGCGACTGCTGCTCATAGAACGTGAAGCCGGCGAACTGGCCCACCGCGTTCTCGTCGAACTCCTTGCGGATTTCGCTGTTGGTATGGAACAGGGTGGCGTTGGCTTCGGCCAGTGCGATGTTGGCATCGCTGGAGAAGTGCACGCTGCGCTGATCCGACGGGGCCAGGAACCGGTTGAGCATCGCCGATGCTTCGCGGTACGGGGTACGGGTGGCCGGCACGGTGCCCCAGGTGCCAACGGTATTGGCCGTCTGGTTCTTCATGCGGGTCAGCAGGTCGGCGTTGACCTCGGACGACAGCGCGCTCATCGCCGGACGCAGGAAGCGTTCCCGGAAATCGGTGAGGTCCAGCTTCTTTTCCTTGGCGGTGAAGGTCAGCGGGACATGCTTCTGGGTGTCCAGGGTCAGCGGGACTTCGGTTTCGTTCAGTGCGGGCGCGGACGAGCCGCCGGCAAAGGTCGAGCCGTCGAACACGACCGGGGTCGGCGGCACCTTGATGCGGACCGTCTCGCCCTTCTTGTAGCCCTGGACTTCCTGGCCGAACTCGATGCTGCGGTTGGTGTTGATGTTTTTGACGACGACGTTTTCTTCGACCAGCATCTTGGCCGCCTCGCGGGCGATCATCTGGTGAGTGAGTGCCTGTGGCATTTTCGTTTCCTCTGTGTGGCCTTACCGCTTCCGCTGGCGCTCTCGTTCGCGCTTGAACCACTCGTCGTCGGTCAACTTCTCCGGCGGGGTTTCCGTCGGAGCGCGACCAGAGACGGTCGGTGCGGGGGCGGGTGCCCGGGTGATGGGTTTGGGAGTTGCCACCGGTGCCGGGGGCGGGCTCTGCACTTGAGGAGGCGCGGCAGTCAGGCGCGACGCGAGACGGGCGACGGCATCGGCCATGAGTTCAGGCCGAATGGAGGCGACCGCCCACAGGTCGTCGTCGTTGGTTCCGAGGTGGTAGGCAATCTGCGGCCCGTTTTCGTGGGCGATGATTGCTTCTTGCAGTTGCGGCGGCAGGTAGCGCGGGTCAATCGAACCGACGACCTCGTAGAAATCCGGGGTCTGCTCGGCGAAATCCTCGACACGGGTGTTGTACGAGGATTGGAGTTCCTGCTGCCGCTGGGTGGCTTGGGTCTGTTTTTGCTGCTCTTCCCGCGCACTCAGCTCCTGCTTCACGACCCACTGGGCGTGCGCGCGGCTGAAGGCTGGGATGTCGAAATCGAACTGATCCAGCGTCGGCTCGCCATCTGCCGGCGGGGTGCTGCGCTGGGGTGTGGTGGTGGCCGGCCGCGGCTGGCTGGATTCGGAAACCTGTCGCCGCAGCTCTGCGTTTTCGCGGTTCAGACGGTCGATGTATTCCCTGGTGCGGTTCTTCTTGCGATCGGAGCGCGCCTGCTCGTCGGCAGCTTTCTTGTCGGCCTCTTCCTTGGCCTTGGCCGCTTCGTCGCCTCCTTCGCCATCTGTGGCCGGCGGTTCCTGCTGGGCGGCCTCGGCATCGCTGCGCGGGGCTGGCTTGGGTGCGGTCTGTTCTTCGGCAACGGCTTCGCCGCCGCTCACCTGTTCGGTGTCGGTTTCAGTGCTCATTACGTCCTCTCGGGTTTCGGCCAGGCCGGGCCGATGCGGTCGGGTTACTTCCCGTGGTCTTTCCGTTCTTGCGCTGCCGCGGCGCGTGCAGCTGCGTCGCTCAGGTGTCCGTGGTAGAGCGCTGCCGCTCCTCCCTGCGCGCACTGCTGGTCCAGCTCCTGTCGCCTTTGGTCATGGAACCGCTGCATTTCTCGCAGCTGTTCGGCCAAGGTCATGTTGGCGAGCGAAATCAAAACTGCGGCCCCTCACCAGGCATAAAAAAACCGCCCGGAGGCGGTTGGCTGGGTGCCGGCGAAAATTGCGGTGGAGGCTGCAGCATTGCAGCCAACTGACCGGACTGGGCCATGTTCTGCAGCTGCTGGGCCACGGCCTCGGCGACGGTTTTCTGGATGTCGGCCTGCGCCTGCGGAATGACCACCTGCGCCTTGGCAGCGGCCTCCTGTGCGCGGGCCTCGCTGTAGGCGGCATCGGCCTCGGCCTTGCGGGATTCGGCCTGCATCCGTGGATCTGGCTGCTGCGGCTCGGGCGGCTGCTCGCCTTCCTTCGGCTGCATGACACCCTGCGCGACCAGCAGCTTGCGGAACGCGGAATCCACTTCGTCAGCGCCGGGAAGGTCGGTGTTCTTGACCACGGTGTAGGCCATCAATGCGGCGATCGGCGGCGGCAGCCCGTTCCCCATCTGACCCAGCATCGCGGAGAAGGAATCGACCGCTTCCATGCGCTGGGTCGCGTAGCTCGGGCCAACGGTGATGACCACGTCGTACTTGCCCTTCTGGATGTCGTTGACCGTGTGCATCTGGCCATCCGGCCCCGGCACTTCCTGGTACAGCGTTTTCCACTTCTCGCCGCCGTCCTCGCCCAGCACGCGCACGACGCGCTGGGTGTCATAGACCCGCGGAATCATGTCGACCAGGATTTCGTAGGTGTAGCGGATTGAGTAGGTCAGGTTGTCCATGTAGTTGAACGTTGCCGTCGCGCCCTGCTGCTTGCGCGCATTGATGGCCTTGCCGCTGGTTTCGTTCGAACGAGCGCCCAGGCTGGCGTCATGCTGGCCGGTGGCGGCCTTCATGTCGTCGTTGTCCATGCCCGCCAACTGGATCAGCGCCGCCGGCACCTCGGCCTGCTGGGCGCGCTTCGGCATTTCCTCAGCGTCGTCACGCACTGGCAGATAGGGGAAATCCTCCGAGTTGGCCTTCTTCCAGAAGTTCTCCAGCCCCTTGATCCATTTCATCTTGACGATGAATGGCGCCTTCGGCGCCTTGGCCACGGCCTCGGTCATGGCGGTGCGGTGGACGTTGTGCAGGCGCTGCTGGTCCTTGGACGGGCGAACCATGCCCTGCCAGTAGTCCTGGCCCTCGATGTTCTGGATGTTGCCCCACACCGGAACCAGCGGAATGTACTTGCTGGGGAACTCAGCCGGCTCTGTCAGGAACTCGTGGCCATTGGTGATGACCGACATCACCTTGTGCGAGTCGACGACACGACGGCGCAGGATTGTGGTGCCGGTGGCGGCCAGGAACTCTTCCGCCTCAGCCTCGGTCAGCCCGGATTCTTCCGCCAGCTCATCGGCGAACACGACCCGGCCATCGGACAGCGCCCACAGGTCGCGCTTCACCGGCTGCTTGTACCAGTATTCGGAAATACGGACCTGTCCAGCGTCGCGCCAGTCCTCGCAGCCCTGATCATCATCGAAGCCTTCCCAGTCGGCGTCGCCATACATGCGCTTGGCTTCGGATTCGGGAACCAGGTCATCCACGAAGGCGAACAGGCCGTCGCGGCGGTCAATCTGCATGGCGGCCGGGTCGAAGCGGACCGAGGCGAAATTTCGAATCGGGTCAATTCGAATGTCCAACTCGAAATCATCGTCGTTGGCGTAGTCGGTGCAGATGCGCCAGACGCCCAAGCCGCCCTGTACCGCGGACTCGAATGCGATGTCATACGCCTGCTCGGCGTTGCTCACCGACTCGATGTTGCGGCAGATGCCCTGCATGATTTCGGCCAGGCCGCGATCGGACTCCTCGGCGCCGCGAACCTTGCCCTGCGGCCGGGTCTGGCGCATTTCGTTGACGACTTGGCGCACGTGGCTGTTGAGCTTCGGGAACTCGTAGCAAGGGCGATCACCGCGGCGATTCTTCAGTGCGCTATCCCATTGGCAACCGGGAACGGTGACGAACTTGGTGTCCTCGATAGCCTTGCCGTACAGCTCCGAGCTGCACTCGACGGCGCGTTGGCGACGCTGGCGCATCTCGCTAATTTTGTCAGCGTCTTTGGTCTTTGCCATCAGTAGTCCACCGCGTAATCTTCAAGGCCCGAGACTCGGGTTGTGCTTTCCACCGGGACTGGCTCGGAGAAGGTGAGCGCCACCGCATCCCATTCATCAGGACTTTTCACGCCCCGGCGCCGCATGTCCTCTTTCTTTTCCAGCAGCACCCGCGAATTGCTGTCGTAGCGATAGGACGGCCCGCAGGCATCGCCTTGCAGCACGTCCGTATCAGGGATGTCTGCGCCGCCGGCCTGCTGCAGCCAATCTCGGGAAGCCATCCAGATTTCAGCGCGGCGGTTGGCGGGGCCGCCGCCGATTTCCCGGCCCTGTTCGTCGAACTTCGGCGGCTCAACCGGTGCCGCGCCGAAATTCACCGCCCGCACTACGTCGCCGTAGCCCATCTCTACCAGCCGGTCGTAGATGCCGATGCCCAGGCCGCCAACGTCGATGAACATCCTGGCCGGCTTCTCGGTATCCAGCACCTGCTTCAGCCAGCCAACCCCCTCCATCGTGGTCAGCTTGTACCGGCGCTCGGTGTTGATGACCTTGCGGCCACGACGGCGAGCGATAGCGAATCCGTCATCACCGAAGCGGGACGGATCGGCACCAATGACCAGCGGCCCGGACGGCTCGCGCACGTTCTTGCGCGCCTCCATCACGTCAGCCGGCTTGATGAAGCTGTCATGCCCGCTCATCTGGAAAGCCTCAGCCGCGGTGGCCGGGTATTCCTGCTTGAACAGCACCGGGTCTTTCAGCTCGGTGATTTTGTTGCGGCGCCAGGCCATCTGCTCGGCGTCCAAGCCGTAGAGCGTGGCGTACTCCTGCTCTTCGGTCGTGAGCGTGAAGCCGTGGTCAGCAGCCTTGCGATATTCCTCCTGCCAGTACCAGGGCACGAAGATGGCGATGAAGTCGCCCTCCCCACGCTCGGCGTCGCTCCACTTCTGGTGGAACAGGTTGCCGATGCCGTTGGCGGTCGATTCCAGGATGACCTCGGTCCCTGGCTGATCGGGCACGGCCTGCAGCACGCCAGCGGCATGCGTTTCGGCGTGCGGCCAGAAGGCCACCTCGGAGCCGTGGAACAGCTGGATGGTCGATGACCGCCCAACACCCTTGGTGCCTGCGGTGCCAACCTTGTATCCGCTGTCCAGCGCCGAGAAGAACAACTCCTTCGCGTTGGCCGCGCCGGTTACTGGCCGATGCTCAACCGGGCACAACTCGTGGTAGCGATTGACCATCTCGAACAGGTTCTGCGTCGCCGCATCCTCATGGGTGAGGATGAACGTCCGAATCCCGTTCGCCATCGCCGTGCGGTGGTAGTACCTCGCACCGACGTAGGTTGAGCAGCCCTGCTGGCGCCCCTTCAGGATGAGCGCCCGGACACGGCCGGTCTTGGCCAGCTGCTCTTCCAGGCGCTCATGGATGAACTGCTGGGCGCGGTTGAACTCGAAATCGATGACCCGGCCCGACTTGGCCCGGATTTTCAGGCATCGGACGGCGAACAGGTCAAGGTCGACGGCCATTCGTTGCCGCTCCTCCCTGCGCGCACGCTCTTCCAGAAGCGCCAGCAACTCGCGCTTTTCGTGTGACGACATCGGCATGTTCACGCGGTGGCGGTCAGCTCTGTCGGCCCAGCAGCCAGCGAGTTCTCATCGCCGAAATACGGACCCTCCAGCACCTCAACCACGAACAGCTGGTTGTAGATTTCGCCGTTGTCCAGCGTCACCTGCGCCTTGATGTAGGCCCAGCCGCGGTAGACGCCCTGAACCATCACCTGCGCCGATCGGCCGTAGATGCTGGCGCTGGACATGGCCACGCTGCAGGCCGATTCCATCTTCCACTGCGCCGTGACGATGGTGCGCCCTGGCGGAATCGCTCCGTTGAAGTTGGCGACCAGGCAGCGCTTCTCGGTCGGATACAGGCGTGTGCTGTGGACCCGCTCCCGGGTGTGGGCCGAAACGTAGGCCCGAGAGACGCGGCCAATTTCCTCGCATGCAGGCATCAGCCTTTCTCCTTCGCCAGCAATTCCTTGATGCGGGAATCGAGCTGGTCATCCGGCACAGACACCAGCGGCGCGTCAGGATCACCAGCAAGCACTTTGCGTGCGCCATAGCGGAGCGGGGACCACTTCTCCAGCAGCTGCATGCGGGTATGAACCTTCAGCTTGGAGCGCTGCACGTTCTCGGAGTCGAACTGCGCGCCGTCCTTGCCTTCGCGGTAATCGCCGCTGCTGTCATCGGCAATGACCAGACAATGATCAGCGATGGCGTCATAACCTTCGTCCAGCGCCACGGCCATGCGGTGGTCGAAATCCGGGTACTTGGCCCGCCAGTCGCGCACGTTGCCGCGGTAGAAGTCGAACTCGCGAGCGCAATCGGAAATCGTCTTGCCTTCGGAAACGCGGCGGACAATCTTGTCGGCCAGCTCTGGCGTGTACTTGGATTCCTGACCGAAATGGCCGGGCTTGGAGCCGCGGCGTGCCATTACTCGGCTGCTCCAATGGCGCGGTCAGCCCTCACCACGGCTTGCAGTCCTCGCACCTGGGCGTCGCACTGGTCTGCGGCTCGAACAATTCGGCCCGCACTTTCTGCCCGGTCTCGGGCGCCACCATCAGCGCTGGCGGCGCTGGCGGCAGCTGCGGAAAGATTGGCGGTGGCTGCCTGGGCTTCCCACAGCTTCCGAAGCCGGACATTGCCAGCGCGCAGATCAGCAACAAGCTGGCTCGACTGAGTTTCGATTTCATCGCGTTCACTCTCGTAGGTGGCGGCAATGCCGGCCAAGCGCTCGCTGGCGGCTCGCTCGACTTCCAGTGCGGTCTTGGCCTGGCTCAGCGCCTGCTCGGCGGCCACGGCTCGGGCTTCGGCGCTATCGGCTCGGGAATGACCATCAGCGGCAGATGCATGAAAGATAAGGGCCGCCATGACCGCCGCGACCGCCAGCACGGCGCACAGGATGCAGGCGTACTTCCATGCGTTGGCGCGGAGTTCGGAGAGAATCATTCGGCGGCTCCGATGGCGCACTGTTGGCGCGCTTCGATTCGTTCAAGCCTATGCGTCAGTCTCTTAGAGAATCTGCCGGGGATTGCGCCATGGTTCCTGCTTACCGGCCTGCGCCCCCAATACTCAAAGCCACCCGGCTTCTTGCCTCGGCGAGACCTGCTCATCGACCCAGTCCCGCTGCCAGCTGCAACACCCAAGCCAGCCAATCCGCGCCGGTGATGTAGCCCAGCAAGACCAGCGCCAGCGCGCCGCCCGAGAGCAGCAGGATCAGATTTCGGGTGCGTGCGGTCATGGCTGATTCCTTCATTCGATGCACTGGGCATATTCGGCCTGCCGGCGCCGCACCAGGCCCTTTACCTGGCGGCCACCGGCATAGGACCAGCGCAACAGCTGTCGGCACCATTGCGACGGCGGATAGCCTGCGTTGAGCTGGCGAACCAGCGTTGAATTGCAGGCCGCATGCACCCCGACGTTGTAGGCCCACGAAATCAGCGCCGCCCACTGGTTCAGCGCCAGCGGCTGGCCGATGCAGATTTGTAGGCCGGTGTAGGTGTTGGTTACTTCCCGGGCCAGCAGCGAGTCGCACTCGGCGCGGGTGTAGGTCTTGCCCTGCACGACCGCATCGCCAGTGATGCCCTCGCATACCGTCCAGACGCCAACCACGTCCTGATACGGCGTGTAGCGGGTGCCCTCCCAGGGCGCGATGATGGCCACCGCCGCGGCCAAGACGGCTGCTGCCGACAGGCCAATGACGGGCTTTGTCGACTTCACCGCTTTGACTTCCATTCCTTGTGCCACTTCCAGAGCAGGTAGCCGGTCTGGGTGACGATGTAAATCAGCGTGGCGGCGGCGACCATGAAGGTCATGTCCAGCGCCCCTCCGATGGTGGCGCCAACAACAGCAATCGGCGGCGTACTCTTGGCAACGGCCGTTCCGATGGCGTTGAAGGCTTCGTCTTTCACTACGGTGTTTCCCCTGTATTCGTCACGCATGGCGACTGGTTGCGGTAGATGCCCCTCATGTCGTCATGAATGGCGGATAGGCGCCCGGCGACCGCTGGTAGGCGGTGCATCGACAGCGGGAGAGGCGCTGCGGCCGGGCATAGACGGTTACTGGATGGTCGACAGGCGGGCTTTCTTTGGCCCTTTGTCCTCGACGTTCACCCACTGGCGCAGCGCGCCATCGAAATAGAACAGGCAGCCGCCACGCAGCATCAGCGCCAGGACGCCTTCGCATTCAGCCTCCGGGTGCAGCGTGTCCGGGTCTCCCACCCAGACCATGTCCTCGCTGATGACGACCGGATCAGCGATTTGCAGCTCAATGCCGCCATCCTCGTTGTCAGGTTCCTCGCTCATCTGACCTCCAGCATCGCCGGGCTGACGGCGTGCCTTGCGACCTCGCCATGTTCGTCATGCAGAACGATGCACTTCATGTTCCGTGCCGCACGCCAGCCGCCGGCAGTGGCATAGGCATCCTTGGCCGCTAGGGTGCCGAAGGTTTCGACGCTGACGCCCGGGTATTCCTTGACGCTCTGGTGGTGGACATGGCCCAGCCACCAGTAGCGGTGTTCAGTGGCGCCCCAGTCGATGGGGCGATCCGCGGCCATCACGCCGGGCAGCTTGTCCGGCTTGCAGGTGTTGCCGTGATGACAGCCAACCAGCGTCTTGCCGTGCCTGAAATAGGTGAACGGCGCCGGGCTCTGCTCGATGCTCACCCGCGGCTCGCTCTCGTACACATGCGCCAGCGCGGCCGACAGCCACAGCGCGCCGGTGTCATCGTGGTTGCCGATGACGTTGATGACGTGCACCTGCCGATGCTTGGCCAGCGCCGAGGTGATGCATTGGCGGATGACCTTGATGCCCACGCCAATCATCTTGGCGTAGCGGCCATCGCTGTCCAGGACATGGCCAGAACGGCTGGTGACCGGCTCGATTGAGTCGTAGTGAAACCAGTCACCCAGGTTGACGATGACTGCCTTGTCGGTCTTGGGTGCGGCCTCGACCAGCGCCGCCATCGCCCCGCACTGGATGCGCTCGGCAATGGCCAGATCCCACTCTTCGCCCGTTTCCAGCGGCCATGACAGCATGCCGATGTGGGCGTCGCCGATCGGGTAGCAGGCCATCAGCCGTTTGTCCCACACCTTGCCGGCCGTCTGCATCGGCGCGACCCGCGGCAAATCCTCGGCCATCGCTGCGCAGGCGACCTTCAGCGCCTCTCGCATAGCCTCCGCGTCCTGAGTCGTCTTGACCCACTGCGCGGCGATGCTGCCGTCGTCCCGGTACAGCGTCGATGTTCCCTTGACCTGGAACCCTGGCGCCGCGGCGCGTGTCATGTCGTGCGCTGGCGCAACGCCTTGGCGGGCCTCACGCACGGCGCGGGCAGCATCAACCGCTGCTTGCCGCTCCGGTGTGTTGTAGGACCGGTGACAGTCCTTGCACATCAGCCGGTTGGTGGCGCGCTTGACTGACCTATCGCTGCTGCAGTGAGGACAGGCCATCAGTCGCCGGTATCCGTTCGCGGCAGGTTGCCGGCCGGCGGCGGCGGCGGCTGGAATGCCCGCTCGTTGACGTGAACCAGCAGATCCACCGCCTTGGCGGCGGCGGCCAAGCTGTTGAACTCTCGGCTGACGAGCCAGCCGGCCGGCGTTCGCTCGACGTTGGCGTGACCCATGCAACCCCCTGACATGCAAATGCCCAGCCGTTTCGGGCCGGGCATCTTCGATGGTGCGAACAGTGACAGGTTATCTGCGGGGGTTTCAACCCCGCACTGATTCATCCCTCAGCGCATCGGACAATTGCCGCGCCGCCTGCTGCTCGGCATCGCGGAAGGCATCGAGCAGCCACTGGTAGATGCCGGCCCAGCTGTCGCGGTAGCTGCGCTCGTTGATGCCCAGTGCATGCGCCCGCCGGCGCCCGCTGACCTTGGCCAAGCCAGTGCGGTCACACAACAGGCAGGTCACCTTCAGCTCACCGGCCATGACGTGCCCGCGGCCCTCGCAACGCTCGCAGCGATGCGGGTGGGCAATCTCGTCGATGACCGCCGATACCAGCGTGGGCAGGCTCTCGACCGTGGTCCGTGGCCATGTGCCGGCCCTGACTTGTTCCAGGCGTGCCTCACACGAAGCCAGCTCGCGTGATTGCTCGGCGGTAGCGCCGCGGCCAGACCATGCGATAGCGGCCTTGACCAGTTGCAGGTCCAGCGAGGCATGAGACAGCGCTCGCGACTGGCGTTGCAGCTCCGGCACCACCAGCGCCATGACTTCGTTTCGCATCGACTTGCGGCTGCGTGCGGCGCCATCAGACCACCAGCATGCCTCCAGCAGCGAGCGGCCCAGCCCGGGAGATACGAACGCAAGCGCGCCCGCGATGTCCTGGTTCGTCAGCTGCGGCTGACCGCCGCGGCCGATGTCGAACTTGACCGTGGTCGGATTCAACCGGGCCAGCAGTTCACGCGCATTGCTCATGGAGTTCCCCTTGTGGTGGATTTGTGTTCGTTTCTGCTACAGAAAGCCGGCGCCGCTTGATTTCCTTCCGCGCCCGATCAGCAGCCCGCTGCAACCTGGCCGCCTCACGCTGCCCCTCATCAGCCAGCGACTGCATGACCGCCGCGTGCTGCTCCAACTCCGGAACGCTCAGCCGGGATAGATCGTTGTTGGCCATCAGGCAGCGTCCCGGAAGTCACGCGGGTTGAATCCCTGCCCGAGCAGCACCGCGTCGCACCACTGCGCCGGAGCTGATTTCAGGCTGTATTCGTCGGGGTGGTCACCTATGTGCAGCGCTTGCGTGATGGCGTCGGCGGCTTGTGAGCGCGTCATGCTCAGGCTGGACCCGCCCAGCATGATGAAGCCGGCCGCGCCTTCACCGCGGTCAATGGCTGGCATCATTCGCCAGCCCAGCATCGTCCCGCTAATCAGGTGCCGGAAATCATCCTTGGAAAGTCGCTGTCCGTGCCACTTGATTTGGCTAGAAAGATCTCCGCAAACGGCGTTCAACATCCTGCGTTGAGCGTCGGTCATCCGGCCTTCGCCCCGGAGATCCCAGTCCGATCGACCGATCTTCTCGGTCATTTCGCGTAACCCCCGCGCAGACGCCTAGCCGCAGACAAATAAGCCTCCGACGCCTGCTCTTCTGTGTCGAATGATCCAAGCCGGATTGGTTTCCCGTCATGAAATATCTGCGAAATCCATCTATTGCTCCGATGTTCCTTGGTCACGCCTTTAAACCGGGAATGCTTTCGCCGTTTAGGTATTCCATGTGTGTTCCAGCGATTCTGCTGAACTGTCGCCTCACGCAGGTTGTCAATCCGGTTGTCATCGCGATTGCCATTGATGTGGTCGATTTCTTCTGCCGGCCAATCTCCGCTCGATAGCAACCATGCCAGTCGATGGGCGAAATACGTCTGGCCAAGAATCTTGATCCTGATGTAGCCGTTTGAGTGCGCCGATCCGGCCCTTTCGCCAACGCGCTTGGTCCTGCCTCTCCCATTTGTCGCCCATACGAAGAATCCTGTCTCAGGGTCGTAGAGCACATGCTTTCGCAGCTCATCCGCATTGAGCATCCGCCGCTGCTTGTCGCTCATGCGCTCGGTGCCTTCCAACTTCCAGTCGGATGGGGATAGATCGGCCATCAGAACACCTCCCTTTCCCAGCCGCCGCCGTGCTTCTTCGCCCGCACCTTGAACGCCATGAAGCGGAACGGGTACTGGTCCGCGGCGACCTTGATTTTGACGCGGGCATCGTCGGTCCAGAAGCCTTTGACCTCGTGCAGCTCCACCACACCATCGGATGCCATCACGGCGAAATCGGCCGTGTAGAACGTGTTGTCGGCCAGCCTCAGCTTGATGCCTTCGAAGCGGTACCACAGGACTTCGCCAGCAGCCTTCAACAGCTCAAGATGCGCTGCATACGCGATCTCGGTCTTGTTCATCTGCCCGGACTTCAGGCGGCCCAGGGCGAAGTGCGCGCGCGATGTGGTGGTCACGAGGCACCCCACTGACTCGCCATCGCATCCGCAATCCCCTGATAGGTGGCTGACCTTTCCCTTGCGCGGTTTGGGCCGGGCGCCATCTTGTGGATACGCGCCTCGCGCCCTTCGACGATGTTTGTTGGAGCCAGTAGCGGCAGGTTCTTCAGCCACAAACAGGTGGCCTTAGTCTCGCCGTGCCCGAACTGCCACGGCTGGATGATTTGGTCCGGCTTTCGGAAAAGGCTAGACATGATCCCGATAGGCTGCTCTGCCGCCATCTTGTCCACGTACCGCTCCCCGTGCCGCCACAACTCCATGAAGAAACTGATGCCGGCCTGCTGCCTGCCGTCCATACGCTTTGCGGCAAAGTGCTTCGCGCCACTCACGCAAATGTCAGTGCATGGCGCATGGAAAATCATCAAGTCCCAGCAGGCGTGCAGTACGTCGCGAACGTCACCCTGGTAGTGCGGACCATGTGAGCGAGTAGGAAGCAGGTCGCAGCTCATGGCGTCATGCCCCCCCCTGATGAAAGCATCGCGGACAGCGCCGGATTCTTCGCAAGCAATCAAGACCCTCACCGCTTAACCCTCCTACCCGCCATCCTCCACTGAACCCGCGCATAGTCGGCGCAGACCTGGCGGCAGTTGACGGTGCAGCGCTCACACTTCTCAGGCATCGATTCCACGGCGGTTTTCCATTCAGCGGCAGGGAGTTTTTGCAGGCGCTTGGCGAAGTCGCTTAGGCAGTGGGTGGTTGGCATCAGTTCGCCCTCCGCGCCAGACTGATGGCCCGCATCGCCGTTGACGTGGCCACACCGAATCGCTGGCACACGTCGCTGACCAGTAGCCGGGTACGCAGCCCCAGAAGTTCACGCGGCAGGCTCTGCGCGATGCGCGCCGCCTCCGGGTGGTGGCGGGTCCAGACGTGGAGCGGCGGGTGGTAGTGAATCACCGGCTCCCCCTGTGGCTTTCCCAATCGAACGCCAATACCGACCCGCACTCGCGGTAGCGGTCCATGACGCGCTGACCAAGGAACGATTCCAGTTCCTCCATCGCCAAGTTCGAAATCAGGATGGTGGGACGCAGCTCCTGGTAGCGGGCGTTCAGAACCTCGAACATCAGCATCTTTTCGTGTTCGCTTCCAATCTGCACGCCGACCTCATCGAGAATCAGCAGGTCGGGCGAAACTAGGTCATCAATGGCGCCCTGCTCCGTCTGCTGGCTGTCCTTGGCGTAGGTCGATTTGATGCGCCGCAACATCGCCGAGACAGTGCCGAACGCAGCGACCGCAAGGTATTCGCGCATCACATGGCTGGCAATGGCGCAGGCCAAGTGCGTCTTTCCGGTGCCGGGCAACCCGGTCAGCACCAGCGATGAGCCGACAGCGGCCTTTTCGGGCCACTTGCTGGCGAACGCCCTGCAGACGCTGTGGGCGATTTTCTGGCCGTTCCCGGTCGCCTTGTAGCCATCAAAGTCGCGTTCCGCAAACCTCGCCGGGATGCCGGCCGAGCGGAACAGTGAATCGACGCGGCGCTGCCGTTCGCGTGAAATCTCCGCCGCCTTGCGGGCATCCTCGGCAGCATGCTTGGCGTCTTTGCAGGCTTGGCAGCTGCTGGTCACGACCGTGGTGCTGCCCAGGATGTGGTACTCGGTGACGGTGGCGCGATACGGCCCGTGTTCGGGGCAGATGGCGTCAACCGTCTGCGATTGCGGCTCGTGCAGCGTCTCGGAGGTCGGGGGGGAGCTGGTCGATTGGGGTGCTTGCATAGGTTTTTCCTTGGAAGTTTTCGGCGGCTGATGGTTTCCCGGATTGCGGCCCGGCTCGCTCGTGGGGTTTGAGCCAGGCCGCCTCCAAGCCCTGCGAACCACGGAAGCACCAAATCCTGAGGAAGGCGTCCAAGGTCATGCCGGCCTTCTCGGATTCGCGGATGGCGTGGGTCAGCACGGTTTCGGTAACGGGGGCTTTTTTGGCTTTCCGCAAATCCAGCCAGTCGAACCACGTTTGCTCGTCCACGCCATCGGGGCGAGTGAGCGCGTCAGCGCGTTTCTTATTGACGGTTGCTTTACTGACGGTTCTTGACGGTTCTTTACGGTTAGACCGCACCTGCTGCGGGGGTGACTGCCGCATCTGCGGGGGTGACTGCCGCATCTGCGGGGGTTCGATTGCCGCATCTGCGGGGGTGTCAGAAATGCGGGGGTGCCGCATCTGCGGGGGTACTGCCAGATTTGCGGGGGTTACGACGTACCGGGTATGTCGCCCATTGGAGCGGTCAGAAACCAGTGCGCCGACTTTTTCAAGCTCCTGAATAGCGCGGTGAACAGCCCGCTCACTGAAGCAGGTGCGCTCGCAAATCGTCGGGATGGATGGCCAGCATTCTCCGTGGTCATTGGCGTTGTCAGCCAGAGAAATCAACACCGCTTTCTGTGTGGGCGGCAGCTGCAAGGGCCAGCATTTGGACATGACAAGGGTCGACACGGCCTATTCCTTGACCTCATCGAAAGGCCGGCGCAGATGCTCGCCACTCTTGATGGCTGCACGCGCCAGACGCACGGTTTCCGGATCCGGCCAGGTCTTTTCGTTGACGTCGAAGATGCCCGGGTCGTTCTCGGGCGATGGCGGCGACGGGATGGTGACGGGCTTCATGCAATCCCCCTTGCGGCGCGTATGGCGGCAATCCAGCGCAGCGCCGTCGCCCTGCTCATGCCGAACAAATCCATAAGCTCGTCGCGCGTGGGAAGCCGGCTGGGGAATCTCTGCGCCAGCATGCACGCCACGTACATCGTCCCATTCCCTGAGCTGGGTGCAGGCGTGTGGAGTTGATCTCGGTAAGTGGTCATGCGTGCGTCCTCGCCATGCGTGCCTGCAGCGCTTCCAGCGCCTTCACTGACGCGATGAACTCGCGCTGCAGCTGGGCGGCTTCATCCTCGGGATTGATGGGCTGCGGCTCGGCGTAACCAGCGGCCTGGGCCTCGTATGCCGCCAGCACATGCACGCCGGCTTGACGTGCGGCCTTGCGGATGTAGGCCAGTTCGCTCAGCGAGAGCTTCTCGCGCTTGTCCGGGTTGCAGCAGTCCGCCAGCCAGCGGCCGGCAGCTTCCACGGTCATATCCGGCTTCATGTCGTGACCGATGCGCTTGAAGCCGCCCATCGCCTCAACGGCATGTCTGACGGCGTCGTGGTAGTCGTCAACGAACAAGGGAATCTGGTTGCTCATGATGGGTTTCCGATGGTGTCCGCGAGCGTCGGAAAGCGTCGGACAGGCTGATTGGGTTACAAAAATGGCCCGCCCCGAAGGAACGAGCCGACGTGTTATTGATGGATGGACGCGCTGCCGCGAATGAAGCCCTTCCCAGCACTGCGTACGGAGATTCCTCCCCCGCTGTACGATGGGTTCACTACCACACCACCGACAGCGAGGAAGGAAATGGACAACGAAACCAAGGGGCGTTTGCTGGCCCTCGAAGCATTGGTCAAGGAACTGGTCATTGCTCTTCCCTTCGACCAGGCGACCGGCATACTGGGCAACGTCCTGCCGCCGCTTCAGCGTCAACCACAGGAGCTTGGGGGGCATGCAACCGAGCTGATCCGCCAGATTTCTCTACAAGTTCACGAGAAGCAACGACGCGCTCAATCCGGCTGACCTGGGACTTGAGATCGCCGACATCCTTGCTGGTGTCGGCGATCTCGCGGCTTACCCAGAACTTCCATTCTCGAACCAGCTGGTCCATCTCAGGCACCAGCCAGCGACGCATCAATCTACGCAGCATGATCGACCTCCGCGGCAAGGTTTCCGCCCCCGTGGCAGACTGGAGCTGCGAACAAGCAACCCGCCACGGAGACGGAAGTGGAATTGACGACACTGTTGTTCGGAACGGAGGACGGGCAGCTCATGGTTGGCCCTGCAGTGCTGATAGAAGGCCAGCTTTGGCTTGTCGCTTCATGGCGCGAACAGACAGAATCAGAATTTTGGCGGCCAGAAGTAGCCATTCCAGTGCCGATGGAGGCTGTTCAACACTGCCCGGATTGCGCGGACTACGAATATCTTCTGAGCGGCTCAATACCCAAACTCGCGTTTCAGGGCCACACCGCACAATGGCAAGGCCTGCTGTTCGTGCCAGAGGTCCGGCCTGCATGGAAGGTGGCTGTTCCGAGCCTGAATTGACGGCGCTACGCAGCATCTTTGGAGACCTCGGGCGCAGGTGTGCGAATGAAGTCGGCTGCGAAGTCCGCCGCAGACAAGGTCACGCCCCGCCTGGTGGCGAGCTCATTGATCGCGCGATACTGACGGCGGTTCGGGAATCTCTCGCCCCGTTCGTAGTAGCGAATCGAATGGGTGGTGCAGCCAATGGCCTCGGCAATTTCAGCCGTGGTCATGCCGGTGTCGCGGATGAGGTTGATGGCTTTCATGCGCGAACCGTAACACCATGTCACGGTATACGCAACACCCCGTTACGGTACGTACTTTGATGGGCCGTAACGCATCGTTACCATTGGCGTCTCATGTAATGCGAGTGGAATCCCCCAAGATGCACTGGTACGAACGGGTAGCTGCCTCCCTCCGCGACAGATCTGTCAGTAACGCGGAGGTGGGCCGGAGAATGACCCCTCAGGTCACCGGCCAAGCCATCACCCTGAAACTGCAGGGGAAGCGCCCAGTCACCGTTGATGAACTGAAAGTCTTTGCCGCCTGCGCAGGACTGACTGTGGCCGAAGCACTGGGGGATGATGTGATCGTTGAGCTTCAAGATGAGAAAGACCTTGTCGAGCTGTACCGCCTACTATCAGACGAGCAGAAGCGCGCATTCATGGAAATGCTGAAGGCCACTACGGGAGGCCCGCGATGAAGCGCATCGCCGTAGGCCTATTAGCAGCCACCATTTGCAGCTGCAGCAACGACATAGAAGCCCAGTTCGGACGGGTGGAAAGGTTCGCCGAATCTGCCCAGAACGGAACGTCGCGCGACGTGTTCCTCGTGCGGTCTGGCATTGCCGGGAATGAGCGGGTTGGCTTCATCTATGCAATGGCCGACGATATGGCTGTTTGCCTGGAAATTGCCGCAGATATGTCCGCCAAATACCCTCGGGCTCCTTACAGCTGCGAATACGCGAACTAAACCGGGTCCAGAACCAAGCAAATCAGCGGATCCCGCGACTGTTCCATAAGCGCAACGCTGTGTTACGATTATAGGCGTAACAACCTGTTGCGCATGCCGTAACTGTCCGTTACGATCCTCCCATCGCCCCAACGCACCCCGGATCGCCGGGCTGGGGCCAGGGAGAACGGGATGAGCCAGAAACGCACCTACCTCTGCCCGGACTGTGACGGGTACGGCGAGACAGTTCACAACGACACGAACCCGTATGGCTACGGCCCGGACCCGCAGTGTGATGTAGAGGTCGAGTGCCGCAACTGCGACGGCAGCGGCGTCATCGTCAGCGAGTATGACGACACCCTGCAGCCGTGGAATGGCACCAGCGGTCGCATGGGATCACGCCCTGCGTCTCGCCCCGACCCGCTCATCACGATGGCCCGCTGGCGCGGAAAGCTGCGCGGCCATCCGACCTCGCCGTCCGCCAACCTCTACTACGGCTATGCCCGTCAGATTGCGGTGAGCCCTGTTGCTTTACCCGACATGCGCCCGGTGGCGATGGGGCGTGCGGCATGACCACCCCAACACCCCTAATGCAGCGCCTGGACGCCGATTTCGCCGAAATGTTCGGCTATGGCCGAGATGCCGCGCCGCTGTTCGGCACTGACGTAATCCCCAGCAACCGGGACATTGAGCGGACCTTGAATAGCCGGATGGAGGTTGGTCATGAGTAAGTCTGGCCTAAAGGCGTCGTTTTCTCGTTGTCCGGAGACCTGCCCGGAGGTTGACAGGATCATGTCTGAGGCGGTCGAGGAAATTAAGCGCCGAGGGACCGAGCGTCTACGCGAGGCGCTAACCGATGCGTGCGAGGAATTGGAAGAAATGGAATCTCGCCTCAATGAGGCTAACGACAAAATCAGCAAGCTTGAGGATGAAGTTAGCGATTTAAAGGGCGCCATCAGGGAGATTGAAAATGGTCAGTGACCCCCATGAATGGAAGTGCCAGGACCGGCTTTGGTTCTGGCGCTATGAGCTTCACCGGGCACGCCGCTGGTTCCGCCGAAACGGCTATCGGCTTGCCTGCATCGCAGTCGCGGCGCTGGTGGTCTACGCCGTCAGTCTGCGCGCCGCCGAAATCCATGCCGGCATCGGGACCGGCGCAATCAGCTCAGTGAGGGGATAGCCATGCAACTCACGCACCTGTCTTTCCAACACGTTCCGCGCCATCGCTCGCCACTTGCGCCCACCAACGAACAGCGCGTGCGCAGCTGGCGAAACCTTCTCCCCGTGGTGCATGCCAATTCGCACCGGTGGGATTTTCAGAAGTCAACCACTAACCGTCCAGGAGGACGCCATGAAATTCGACGTTAAGAACCGCTGGTCTGGTGAGGTGCAATATTCGTGCGAGTTGACCGCCGAAATCGCGGGCAAGTCTTACGGGCTGCAACTCGGTTTTGCGGTGAAGTCCGCTCATGCGAGCGGTGCCGACCTGCGCGGTGCCGACCTGAGCGGTGCCGACCTGCGCGGTGCCGACCTGCGCGGTGCCGACCTGCGCGGTGCCGACCTGCGCGATGCCGACCTGAGCGATGCCGACCTGAGCGGTGCCGTCCTGCGCGGTGCCGACCTGCGGGTCTGCCCGATCACCATTCCCAACATTCACCAAGCGGTCTACGCGGCAGCGTCCCAGCCGGCGGCGCTCGAAATGGGATCTTGGCATGCCTGTGACACCACGCATTGCCGGGCCGGGTGGGTTGTGCATTTGGCTGGCGATGGTGGCAGAGCGCTCGAATGGGCGCTCGGAACGCCGGCAGCGGCAGCCGTCATCTACATGGCCAGCGACCCGCAGTTGGAGCGGATTCCCGACTTTTACTGTGACAACAAAGCCGCGCTTGAGGATATGCGCCGACTGGCTGAAATCGAAGAAACCAAAGCGCCGCGCAGTGCGGCAAAGGATTCGCACAAGTGAGCAACCTCGCCACCATCCCGCCGCAGGGATCGCCCGCACAACCACGCCAGCAGATGGACTTCAGCCCGCAGACCTTCGACCAGGCGCTGACCTTCTGCGACTACCTGGCCGACAGCGACCTGGTGCCGAAAGACTTCAAGGGCAAGCCGGCGAACTGCCTGATTGCCATGCAGTGGGGCGCCGAGCTTGGCTTGAAGCCGCTTCAGGCTGTGCAGAATATCGCCATCATCAACGGTCGCCCCGCGTTGTGGGGTGACGCGGTCATCGCGCTGGTGCGCAGCTCGCCGCTTTGCGAGTACATCACCGAGAGCGATGACGGCAAGGCCGCAACGTGCCGGGTCAAGCGCCGCGGCGAACCTGAAGAAGTCCGCATCTTCAGCATGGATGACGCCAAGGCTGCCGGCCTGGCTGGCAAGCAAGGGCCGTGGACGCAGTACCCCAAGCGCATGCGGCAGATGCGCGCTCGCGCCTTCGCGCTGCGTGACGTGTTCCCGGACGTGCTGAAGGGCATGCCAATCGCAGAAGAAATCATGGACATTCAGCCGGCGGGCGAGCAACGCGCCGTGGCCGCCGTGGTTTCTCAGCCTGCCGCGTACCCCGCCGAGGACTTCGCCCGGAACCTGCCGAGCTGGCGCGGCGTGATCGAGTCCGGTCGCAAGACCGCTGACCAGATCGTCGCGATGGTCAGCAGCAAGGGCCAGCTGAGCGCCGAACAGATCGACGCCATCCGCGCGCCGTTCGAGCCCGCGCCGGCCGAGTCCAGCGAGAACCCCGACTTCCCCCTTTCCAGCGATAACCAGGAGCCGCAGGCATGAAGGAGCTGTCGGTTGACCGGTTGAAGGCGGTTCTCCGCTATGAGCCCGAGACCGGCCTTTTCTTCTGGGTGAACCCTCCCAAGAACCACCCTCGGCTCAATGAATACGTTGCCGGAGGGATATCCACTGGCTACGTAATGATCAAAGTCGATGGTCAGAAGTACAAGGCGCATCGCCTTGCCTGGCTCTACATGCACGGCGCCTGGCCCGAGATGGACATCGATCATGCGAACGGCTCTCCGCTCGACAACCGGATCGCAAATCTGCGTCTCGCAACGAATCCGCAGAACCAGGCAAACCGTCGCCGCGACCACGGCAAAGACACGCCAAAGGGCGTTCGGAGGCTGCCAAGAGGCAGCTACCAGGCGCGCATCACGATAGACCACAAGCAGATCTGTCTCGGCACGTTCGATACCGAAGACCAAGCACAGGCGGCATATCTGGCCGCCTCTCAAGACCACTACAAAGACTTCGCGAGGGCAGCATGATTACCGTAGAACTCATTCAAGGCAGCGAGTTGTGGCATGCCCACCGCGCCCAGCATTTCAACGCCAGCGACGCGCCGGCCATGATGGGTTGCTCGCCGTACAAGACCCGCGCCCAGTTGTTGCGCGAAGTCGCCACCGGCAACGTGCAGGAAGTCGATGCCGCCACGCAACGCCGGTTTGATGACGGCCACCGGTATGAGGCATTGGCGCGGCCGATTGCCGAGCAAATCATCGGCGAGGACTTGTACCCCTGCGTGGGCGTGGCCGATCACCTTCCCTACTCGGCCAGCTTCGATGGACTGACGCTGCTGGAGGACATCGCGTTCGAACACAAGTCGCTCAACGACGACCTGCGCCTGTCGATGGCTGATGGCTGCACTGGCGCCGACCTGCCCAAGCACTACCGCGTCCAGATGGAGCATCAACTGCTGGTGTCCGGCGCGGAGCGCGTGCTGTTCATGGCGTCGAAGTGGAGCGGTGATGAACTGGTCGAAGAGCGCCATTGCTGGTACGTCAGCGACGACGCCTTGCGTGCCGAGCTTCTGGCTGGCTGGCTGCAATTCTCCGATGACCTCGCCGCCTACGAGCCGGAGCCAGCCGCCGCGCCCACCCCTGCCGGCCGCGCCCCAGACCAGCTGCCGGCACTGCACATCGAAGTCACCGGGATGGTGACGGCTTCGAACCTGCGCGAGTGGAGGGACGCCGCCATCGCGGTATTCCAGGGCATCAACTCCGACCTGCAGACCGACCAGGATTTTGCCGACGCCGAGAAAACCGTGAAGTGGTGCGGTGACATCGAGGACCAGCTCAAAGCCGCCAAGCAGCACGCCCTGAGCCAGACGGCCAGCATTGATGAGTTGTTCCGCACCATCGACGCCATCAGCGCAGAAGCGCGCACGAAGCGCCTGGAGCTGGACAAGCTGGTCAAGTCCCGCAAGGACGAGCGGCGCACCGAGATTGGCAACGCGGGGCGCCGGGCGGTGCTGGAACACGTCCGCGTCATCAACGAGAGCCTGGGCGAGCATGCCATCACCGCGCCGGCCACGCTGGTGGCTGACTTGGGCGCAGCCATGAAGGGCAAGAAGTCCTTTGCCAGCATGCAGGACGCCATCGACACAGTTGTGGCCAACGCGAAAATCGAATCCAGCCAGACGGCCGATCGCGTCCGCGCCAACATGGCCCTGCTGGAGAGGGAAGGTAGCGAGTTCGCCAGCCTGTTCCCTGACCGCGTGGCGCTGTGCGCGAACAAGGCGCCCGACGACCTGCGCAACCTCATCAGCACCCGCGTGGCTGACCACCAGGCGAAGCTGGAAGCCGAACGCGAACGTATCCGGAAGGAAGAGGCCGACAAGTTGGCGAAGGAACAGGCCGCGCCAGTCACGCCGGAGCCGGTCGCCGTCAAGCAACCGGACCCGCCGGCCATTCCGCGTCGCTCTGAATCCGTGCCAGCGTCCGTGAAGGTCAAGTTGGGCGACATCAACGCCCGCATCGCACCGCTGAGCATCAGCGCTGATGGCCTCGCGCAACTGGGCTTCGATCCGGTAGCGACCGAGCGCGGCGCGAAGTTGTACCGGGAATCGGACATGCCGGCGATGTTGCGCGCAATGACCAGCCTGCTGTCGCGGGCCATCCCGAAAGCCGCCTAACTCTCCCCCGCCAAGGACGGCACCCGCACTGGCCGGGCCTCATAAGCCAGCAACCATTCACTGAAATCGAAATAGCAGGTGGCCGCATGAAGGAATTCAACCAAACGCTGTTCGGGTCCACACAGGGCGACTACTTCGGCTCGCGCATGTTCCAGGCGCGGACGCACGCAGGCATCGAACGCAAGGACGCCGCCGAGAGTATCGGCATCTCCGTCGGTCAGCTTGGCCGTATCGAGCGGGGGGGGGTAAGGATGGTCAGCGACCCAACCACCATTGTTCGCGCCGCCCGCCTTTATGGGGTGTCGGACGTGTGGCTGTACGGCGGAAGCGCGGCAAGCTCCAAGCATGTCCCGGATTGGTATCAGGTCAGGGCGCGCAAATCGCAGCGGGTGGCGGCATGAACCAACCGCAGCTGCCGATGCCCGACCCGCACATGGCGCAAGTCTGGCGAATCGCTGCAGAGACGGCGCGCATCGATACCGCATTCACCCGCCGCGAGCGCGAGGAGCGGGCGGCCTATTACGAGCGACAGGCTCAACAATTCGAGGGGACGAAATGACCGAAATCACACCTGCCGGCTGGGGCTGGCATCCGAAGGCACCGATAGGCGAAGTTACTGCCGATGACCTGCCGGACGTGGACTATCACGCGCTGCCCAAGCATGGCCGTAACGGCAGGGGCGCGGCGTTGGTCACTGCGCTGTCAGCCCTTCCTTTCGTGCGCCGAATCCAACCACGCCACCTCACGCAGCGCTACGGCATAGCGCAGTCGCAGGCGTCGGATTATCTGGCACGCGCTAAGTTCGGCGATGACCGGCGCGGAGGTGAGCGTCATGCGTGATTCCAGGAGAACTCCGCCATACGGACGAGGCCAGCGGTCGTTCGTGACCCTGCGCGAAATCAATGGAGAAACGAAATGACCACCCCCAAGAATGAGAGTTTGCCGGAGTTGGTTGCGCGGTGGCGTGCCAGAGCCGATGCGATCAGCGTGTCCGGGACGTGGAGCGGCGACTCCGTTGCTGGTTTCATCCGTTATTGTGCTGACGATCTGCAAGCCGCCCTCGCCCGCGAAGCGAGCCGGGAGGGTGTGGGTAGCGATAGCGTCCTCATCCGCGTCTATCGCCCTGAAGGATACGATGACGTACACCCCGAAATCCTGCTGGACGACCTGAAAATTCATCCTGACTTCCGCCCGGAGATTGTCATCCAGCCAGAGCCTGTTGTGAGCGGGGGTGTTGAGCAGCAGGTCAGCACCGTCGCGAAGCTAATCGCCGACCATGTCGGCCACGGCATGCGCGAGAAGTGCGAGGCGGTCGCCATGCAGGTTATCGCCGCCATGAGCGAAGCCAAGCCGCAGGCGGGAGGGTATGTTCAGGATGTATGCAAGTGGTCGCAGCAGGATGAGGGCTACGAAGTTTTCAGCACGTCGTGCGGGCGCGAGTTTGAATTGAACGATGGTGCAGATGGAGGCGTGAGTATTCCGTTTTGTCCATTCTGCGCACGCCGGATTGAAGGTAGCGCGTGGACGCGGGGTGATGAAATCGCCGCAGCCGCCAAGACTTCCGGAGATGCGGAATGAACGGTCGGATCCATCCGCTACACAGCTCGGTGGCGCGAGAGAGGCTGCACCGCATTCATGGCATGGATCGCATGATCATGACCGAGGAGCAGCGCGAGGTGATTGAAGATCTGTCACTGTCCATCTTCACCGACATGGTGAACACAGGGCAGACGTTTCAGGCCGCGCTATCCGCGATCTACCTGTCGGGGCTACAGCACGCCGCCAAGGCTTCCGGGGAGGGTGAGTGATGCTGACTGCCAGGCGTTCGAGTAGGTCATGGACTAGCGACCAGATCGAATCGCTGAAGATCAACTTCGCGGATTGGCCGACGTATTTGGTTGCATTCGTCTGCGGCCACAGCTACAGCGCCACTGCTGCAAAGGCTGCCCAACTTGGGTTGAAGAAATCGGCTGAATTCCTGCAAGGCCCGTCGTCGGGTCGACTTGACGGAAAGCGAGGTTCCGCGTGTCGCTTCCAGAAAGGTCACGGTACATGGAATAAGGGCACCAAGGGTGTCACCGGCACCCATCCAAATTGCCGGAGAACGCAGTTCCGCAAAGGTGATCGCCGAGGTGCGGCCAGTCGCAACTATGTACCCATAGGCACTACGCGCATTACCAGGGACGGAATGCTAGAGCGGAAAATCACGGATGACCCGGAAATTTACCCCGCGAGGCGATGGGTGGCTGTGTCTCGTTTAGTGTGGGAGGCGCAGTATGGCGTTATCCCATCGGGGCACGCAGTGGTGTTCAAAAAAGGTATGGCGACGACAGATGAGGCGTGCATCACCACTGACGCGCTGGAATTAGTGTCACGAGCAGAGCTCATGCGTCGCAACAGCTACCACACTCGCTACCCGAAAGAAGTTGGCCGCCTGATTCAACTGAAGGGCGCGTTAAATAGAAAGATTAATGCCAGGAGCAAAAAAGCATGAAGAACAAGATGAGTGACGTTCGCGACCATCTGGTATCCATGCTGGAACAGTTAGGCGATCCAGACGTGAAGCCAGAGGTCATTGAGCGCGCAAAGGCAACCGCGTTGGTCGCCGGAACGTACATCAGTGCTGTCAAAACTGAGCTTGATGCATATCGATTACATGACGAGATCGGCAAGATCCCAGGTTCCGTTGAAGCGCCTACGACGTTTCGGGCAATCGAAGGTGGTAAGCGCCAGGGGGCGGCATGACCCACGACAAATTCAGCGAAGCTGAAGCAGCCCGACGGCTCGGCATCAGCAAAGCCACGCTCGCCCGTCAACGACTGGCTGGCATGGTTTCACCCATTCGAATCGGGCCGCGGGTCATCCGATACACGCAGCCCATTCTTGACGAGTACGAGCAACGATGCAGGAACGACCAGGACAAATCGGCGATTACTGGCTCAGCCAGCGCCCAGGATCAAAGCAGTGGTGCCGGACGTGGTTCGACCGCACCACCCGACAGACAAAGCGCGCATCGCTTGGCACAAGCGATTTTCAAGAAGGCAAGCTGAAGCTGTGGGAGTGGTTTGCACGGTATGGGCGCATCGACCAGCAGCAGCCCCAGGACGCGCCGCTGGCGATGGTGCTGGTGCGCTACTGGGAGCGCCACGCCCGTACGCTGCCATCGGCTGAGTTTGCCAAGATTGCCCTGCGTTACTGGACCGAGTTCTGGGGCGAAGCCACGGTGTCGGAAGTGACCGCGGCGCGCCAGCGTGAATTCGTCGCCTCGCTGCAGGGCAAGTCGCCGGGCTACATCAAGCGCATCTTGACCGTGGGCAAGGCGGCACTGAACCACGCCTACAAGGAAGGCGAGATCGCCAGCGTTCCCTACATCCTCCCCGGCGAAGATGGCCAGGCCCGCGACCGCGTGCTGACCGTGGCCGAGTCTGCGGCGCTGTGGTTGTCCACGACCCAGCCACATGAGCGGATGATGCTGGCCCTGCTCTACGGCACGCTGGCGCGTCCGGAGGCGGCACTGGACATCGAGCGGTCATTCGTCGATACGGACCGGTGGCTGCTCACACAGAACCCGCCTGGGCGAAAGCAGACGCGCAAGTATCGGCCGGTGGTGCCGGTGGCTCACTTCCTGCGCGCTCCGCTCCTGGCCGCCCCGGATGGGCCGCTGGTGCAATGGCGCGGCCAGGCCATCAGCAGCTTCAAGACAGCATGGCGCGGACTGCGGCGGCGGGCCGAGTTGGGGGACGAAGTGGTATCTAAGACCATCCGCCACACGATGGCTACCGAGCTGCGGGCAGCAGGTGTTCCGGAGGCAGAGATTCAAGGGTTCCTCGGTCACCGGGCCTATGGTGGCCGGACTGAGGTCTACGCGAAATATAGGCCGGACTTTTTAGGCCAGGCCGTTGGCGTCATCGACGGGTACATGTCCCGCGTGCGTGCTAGTTGCGTGCTAGTTTTGTTGATACTTGCCAGTCAACCAACCGTAACAGATTGA